CTATCGACCGGACATCTGTTTTTCCTGTTCTTCGATCATTTTCTTGACCATATAACCTCCGACAGATCCGTTCTGTCTTGAAGTTAAGTCTCCGTTGTACCCGTCTGATAACGGTACTCCCAGTTCACTTGCAACCTCGTATTTAAATTTGTCCAGTGCACCTTTTGCTTCTGGCACGGCTGCTCTGTTTGATGAACGACTTGCCATATTCATTTCCTCCTTTTTTGTAACATTTTGTTTTGTGTTACGCTCCTAGTATATGGAGAATAAATTCAGATTACACTGGGAGGTTTTGTTAATTTTAGCATTTTTTATTTTACAGCAATCTGCGCCAGATGAGTATGAAACATTTTAAACTGAAGCATGACACATTTGGTATTCCTTGCATAAAAGCAGACTTTGGGAGAAAACTTAGATCATAATATAAAATCCAAGTCAGGACAATTCTGCAATTCTGGATACACCTACATAAATTTCGGAAATTTTATACCATGTACGGTAATCAACAGTTCCGGTTACCGGAAGCCCGAACACCGACTGGAATTTTCTGACAGACGATGCTGTTGCCGGACCATAAATACCGTCAACTGTGATTTTCGGAATTGCCGGGTATGCACCGGCAATGACATTTAGCTGTTCCTGCATTTGCCGGACTTTTGTACCAGAAGAGCCCTGTGAAAGGGTATACCCTGGCCATGAAGACGGAATGCCTGAAATTTCTTCAGCGGTATTGATGTAAATATCATCTCCGTAATAATAGCGGAGGATTTCTGACGGAGAATACCCCTGATCACCAAGTGCTTTAGAACCCCATTGGGTCAACCATTTTGTCACAACCGATAAAGTTATTTCTTCTTATTTTAAAGGAATTATAAGTCCTCATGTTTGGTGCTGTCAACCGCGATTTATTTCACCCGTAATCTCTGTCCTGTGTAAATTAAATTCGGGTTGAATAGCTTCTCAACTATCCGTTTATCTAAACTGAATAGCTTCAATTCTTAATGCCTGACCAACTGTACCAAGTGTAGAAACACCATCAGCTTTTGTCCAGTCTGTCCAACCGGAGTTTTTAACATGCACTCGATACTCAAAATCTCCGTCAAAGCACAAGCACTCGATACGCTTATTCTGTCCTGTGGTACCGATTACCGTGTCTTTTGTGACCGTGCCATAATCTTTCCAGCCGATACCCTCAATATGAGCTTTTGCTTTAATTGTCATGCCAAGTGGATCAATCTTAAATGCTTCTAATCTAAGGTTATGTCCTGTAATACCAATGATATTCTCGCAAGCTCTCTCTCCTAACCAGCCTCTGTTCTGGACGTGTGGATTGACAAGAAATTTAGCAGCCATGATCTCGATCGCTTCAATTTGCAACCCTTTCCCTTTTGTTCCAGCCCAGTTTCCGTTGAATGTCCAATCTGTCCATCCGATATTTTTCTGGTGGACTCTGTAAATATATGACGTATCCTTGCCGGTAATCTTGATTGCTTCGATACGCTTGTTCTGTCCTGTAGTACCAATGATTGTATCTTTGGAGATATTCTTGTATTCCTTATCGCCCACATCCTTGATATGCACTATTACGTCTGTTTCTCCGACAGGAATAAGTCGGAACGCTTCGATTCTCCGATTCTGTCCTGTCGTTCCTGACATACGACCATCAGACTGCCAGCACGCCCATCCGATATCACGGATATGTGACTGGTAGGATACCTTACCGTAATGCTGTACGGAGTCCTGAGATGTTCCACCAGATGTTACCTTACCGTCAGAATCCTCTTTTGCCGGAGATGCCGTAGCGATGCCGAATGCATTAAGGATACCTCTTGCCAGATCATCCATCTGACCGTTGAATTTATTCAGATCGCCAGAATTGGTAATGAAGCCATTTTCCAGTAGTCTGTAGCTGTAGCCCCTCTGTGCTGCTCTCCACGGATTTGCAAGGTCATCTCTCGGTTTGATTTTTTCGGCACGTCCTGGAAAGAATGAACTGATAAAGTTAGCCAGTGCCGTGTCGTATTTGTCTGGACTATAGCCCTCCTCAATAATTACATGACCGCCTTTTACAGACGGAACATTGCTGTCCATGTGTAATTCCAGAATCTGCCAATCTTTCGGAATATTAAGGCTCATGATTCCATTGTCTGCGTACCAGTTCCGGTTCATATCTGCGACCGTGACATTTCCACCGCCTAATGCTGATAATCTGGAAGCGAGCGCACGTACACGCTCTGCCTCCGTATATCCATATCCTACTGCTCCGCAATCACCGGCACCATGACCGGCTATAACATATAAATGTGCCATAGTATCTCTCCTTTCCGTCTTTGTGCTGTCTACTCAGCTTTATTTAACTGTTTAAACACCTGGTTTACATAATTACTAAGTCCCGCAACCAGAATGCCCTGAACAATTGCTGTGAAAATTGCCATTGCGATATTTTGTGTACCTTTAAGGTCGCAAGTTGCAACAACATAGATTCCGCAAATTACAACTCCAACAACTCCAAGGATTGCCGGAATGTATTTGTCCGCTACGGTTTCAGATTTTTTTAGTCCGATTCCGATAAAATACAGGACAACTGCCACGACAACAAGCTCTGGTTTTACATAATTCATAATCTGTTCCATAATATCAATCTCCTTTTTTCTTGTTTAGATGAAGGTCTTTAATCTCTTCATACATCTTTGTTCCAGTTCCGTTCCCGCCTAATTCGTGATACGATTCGTACATATCACAAAAATTTTCAAATGCGTAAGGTGGGATAGAACCAAGTTCCATATATTTATCATGGTACTCAAACAATTTTACTTTTAAGAGAATCATCGTTCCCTTGCTGTTTGCATCTCTGTAATGCTTCTGGTTCTTCAACAGCCAGATGATATAACCTAACACAATAGGAAGAATCAGCGTATATGTCTGCATCAAAAATTCTTTCACTGCATCTGTCTCTCTTTCTTAATTTTGCGTACAAAAATAAGACCTCTCGGTCTCGCTCTGATATCCATATTTTCTCCATTAAAAAAGACAGCTCCGAAGAGTCTGCCTTTTGTCTGTTATTCTGTTATAATTTCTTGCCACATCTCGGACAGTAGTTAATCGGTATATTCATTTCCATCATGTTTTCTTCACCGCCGTAATCAGATATCCCAATATGCAGTACACTTTGTTCGTCCACTTCGCCACCAAACAGCCACAACTCCAACCGCTTTACCGGATCTCCTTTAGCAAGTACCACCGGACGTGCTCCCAACAGATTGCTCATATCCTTTTTGCCAAAGAGTACCTTTCTGCTACAAAATTCACATTTCTCCATTTCATTACCTCACTTGAATTTTTTATTTCATTTTATCAAATAATGTAATGGTTAAGAGATTTTCAGGAGAGTTCGATGTTTTTCGATACCTCATTTTCAAAAACTATAATTCCTCGTGTGTGTTTAATAGCTTCCTGTACTTTTGGCTCATTCAACAATATTTCCTTGTATACATTCGATTTCACAATAATATAGAATGGATACTTTTTCAAACTGACATTTTCAGTTATTCTCCATTCATGTTCGTGCGTCCAATCGGTATTTAGTCAATTAAACGTTGCTCCCCTTTAGTTTACTGCATGATTTCTTTCCAGATTTCTGCTCCAACGCCGAATACTCTTAGATTCTGAATCGGCAACTTTGCACTGTTTTTAACTTGGATTATACCCCCGAAATTTTCTGACTAATTAAAGCGTTTTGAATTTCGAGGATTTGTTTTTGCAGGGATTGATTCTCTTCTTTAATTCTCTTTCCGATATATGCTTCCGTATCCGCTACATACTCAACAGATATTTCGTTTTCTGATGTCAGCATGGTTGTAGGGTAATTTGTGTGAATTGCCTTTAATTGCTCGCTATCAACTGGAGCGGTGATTACTTGCTCCACATACTCTTCATATTCATCATTTTCCCCAACAGAAAAACAGTATTTCAGTCCCTCTTTTGTACTAAGCAAATTCTTATATCCTTTTACATTTCTACCAATTTTTGCAGAAACTCTTGTCTTTCCTTTATCGATAGCAAACCATACGCGTTCATCATTTTCATCTATAAACAGGATATTCCCACCTTCACTCAATTCTCCGTTGGTGATAAGTGTAAATAGCGTACCAGCTTTTGCTTCAAATGGAATGAATTCATTTTTCTTTTTAACATTAAGAATATTCTTCCCTGTAATTATGATTTTTCCTGTTCCAGACAATATCTTTATTGGAAGGTTCGAAGAATCATTTATAATGATAGTTTTTCCTGATGCTTTTTTTATTATTGCAGGAGCTTTATTTCCTATATCTTCCTTTAGTGAACCAATATCCTTTTTATTGGTCGCAATCTGCTCCCGATCGTCTGTGAACGCTTCTGCTACTGCCTGCATCTTACCCAGCTGCTCACTTCCGGCTGCCTGAATATCTTGGACCGCTTTCTCGCCAGATGCTACAAGGTCTGTCTTGAGCTGTGTCCCAGTTTTAATCTTCTCACCAAGAAAAGTGTCCAATGCACCCGCTTGATTCACAGTCGCACTCAGAGTCTCCTGAACCGTTCCTGCCGTCTCTGTAGACTCATCTAATGCAGTCTTGGCAGTTCCTGTTTCCCGGATGGACGTGTCCAACTCTGTCTTTGCAGTTCCGGCTAGCTCCACCGACTTGTCCAGTGCTGTCTTAGTCTCACTAGCAGTCTGAATAGACTCATCCAGTTCTTCCTTGGAAACACCAGCATTTATAATGGTCTGTTCAAATTCTCCCTTGGACTCTGCAGTCTGATTTTGAATCCGTTGGATCTCGCCATCAGTGTGAGTAGTAATCTTGCCTACAGAGGTCTCTTCCTGATTCTGGATAGCTTCGATTGCTTCCCGCTTTTTCTCTCCGACTTTCCTAAGAGCATCTTCCTTGGTCTTTTCTGCTGTAACTGCACTCCCCGATGCACTAGCGGCATGCTCTTTCGCTTTCTGCTCAGATGCTTCTGCACGTTCCGCAGCATTGTTGACTGCTTTGACTACATCTCCGAATGGATCTATGTCTGTGTTGTCCGGTGTGACGTGATCGCTCGGCTTTGGTCTTACCTGTACCGGAATTCTAACCCTGTACTCTGTGTTTCCTGACGCGCCATCCTCGGTATAAACGAATGCGTAGATGTTGTACTTGAACCTTGCGCCACCGTTTTCCAACAATTCATCCGGCACTTGCACTTCTGTGATTCCATCTGTGGTTACTCCGATTTTTGTGATAGAATCTCCACCGACTTCGTTAAGTGAAAAGTGCACCTCAACAGCCTTTGGAAGATTCTCGCCTTGTATGCGGAGAATCTGTCCGTAATCGTACTGCCATTCCTGGTATCTCTTTCCGGCATCCTCTTTGTATTCTCCGGAATACCCTACCAAATCCCCGATATAATCATCCATCATACCGTTCATTGCAATCAGTAGTAAAACCTGTGTATCCAGTGTTTGTATTTTTTCTTCTGCTTCTTCCTTTTCTTTCTCATCCGCATCATACAGGCTTTTCCCGGTAAAAAATTTTAGAACCATTCCATTTCCTAACCAACAGGACTTCTCCATCATGTTCCGGATCATCTTTTCAATGATTTTCTGGCGTTCCTCGTCTTTTAGCAGTTCGATTTTTCCGTCCGCTATTGTCCGGATGAATTCTTTTTTTCTTTCATTCATTTTTTTCTGTAAAGCTTTTAACTGCTTTATCTTTTTTCTCTGCCTGTCCCATTCTGTTTCAACCTTTTCTGATTTCGGGAGTTTTTCCACTACATCAATCCCATTCCAACCATCCAGATAATACAGTTCTTTTCCGCGGATATTGATTCTCTTTGGTGGTTCTTTCTCCAGATTGAACGTTTTTACCTCTTTTAGTTCTGCCGTATACTTCTTTTTCTCAATCTCCTTTGGTGCTTTCTTGATTCCTGCTGCCTTCAAGAGCTCGATTATAATCTTCTTATTCTTCTCCTTCTCCCTGTTTTTAATCTCTGCTTCTACTTTCCACTGAATCTGTCTGGAGTCTGTTGCATCTTTTAAGATTCGGTTTCTGGTTTCAACATCCTCGATTCTCGACAGCTGGGCAAGGTCTTTTAGATTTAGCTGATATACCCCGTTCTCATCCGTCTTTTCCTTCACCAGATCCCGGTCAAGCTTCGCGATCTCCAACCTCCGGTGGACGGTTGTCCTGGAGAATCCGGTCTTTTCTGCAATCTGTTCTTCCGTGTCTCCAAAATCTAACATCATCTGGAAGCCCTCTGCCTGCTCCAGGACTGTCAGGTCAATACGCTGCATATTCTCTTCCAGCATGGTTCCGACCTGGTCTTTATAGCTCATGTCCTCTACGATCCGGCATGGATACATAGTTACGCCTGCCATTTTTCCGGCGGCGAACCGGCGGTGCCCGATGAGCAGCGTGTATCCTTCATCGTGGTGCACCCGGTTTTCATCCCAGTATCCCGGAATTACCGTAAGATTCTGCATAATTCCTTTCTTCTTGATTGACTCACTCAGCTCCGTCAGATCGCCCAGGTCTTTTCGTGGGTTATCCGGATGCTGGTGAATCAGCTTGGCGTTGATATTCGTGATTCCACTGGTTGTCATTTCAAATTCCTCTCTTTCTCGGTGTTTTCAAGGTTTTCTCCTGTTTTTATCTCATTTTTGACTGTAGTCTATCGGAATACCGTGTAGACTCAGAAAATTCAAGAGTTACACGGTGTTTTTGTGTCTGCTCATACAGTTCCTGCCAGAGCTCTTTGTTCTTGATCTCTTTTCCATGTGGTCTGCGCCACTCTTCCCGTTTCCATTTGTCCATATTTCCTTCGTTTATGGTAGTGACCAGGAACTGATCCGGCGTGTAGACAGTCACTTCACACGGTCGGAGCATTCTCAGACCGACAAGGATAGCGATCATGCTCATTCTGTGGTAGGTCGTGTTCTGTTCGGTCTCGATCTGTGCTTTCACTGCCGGTCCTTTCTTAGTCTCGCACTCCACCAGAGCGATACACTTTCCGTTTTTTGCTGTTGGTCCCCGGAAGTTTACCTCTGTGTATAGTTCTATCTTCATCTTCTCTCCTTATCCGGATCATTTCGTAGTGTCTGTACGGGAATCCGGTTGCTTTGTTGATCCCTTCGTAAAAAGAATCCTTGACTATGTAATATCCCTTTGGTGGTTTCGGTTCTTTCGGCCACCGGTATAAAATCTTTGTTTTGGGTTCTGGAAGCGGCATGTTTCGAGACGTAGAAAAATTGGCTTCTGCAATCTCATGATCCAGTACGCCCTCATCCACATATTTTTTTTGGGTTTTCTCGTTTTTGGTAACATATTGCGCCAGCTTCCGGAACTCGCCTTTCTCATAGAGCAACTGCTTATTACGAACCTTTCCGTGTTTCCAGGCTGCAGCTATGATCAAATCTGTATCCGGGATTCGATTCAGAACCACATGGATGTGCCAGTTACCGGACGGGGTACATTCAATATTGCGGATCCAGCGGAGCTCCTGTCCTCTTTTCTTGTATTCCTTCTTGCAGAACAGGTAAAACTCTTTAAAATCCTGCTTTGCCTGCTTCATGTCCGACGGACGTTCCTCTTTCGGATATGTCAAGGTGAAAAAGTAGTCATTGACCTTGAAATACATCCGGAGTCTGTGACGTGCTTTCCTCTCCCTGGTCCATTGGTTGACCTGCTCCACTTCCTCCGGTGTGGCTTTCTTCTTCTTGGCTCTCTTCTCTCCCGGTGCTCCATACCTTCCGTCCAGATATTCCTGTCTCTCTATAACGTTTCCCAAATCGTATGTCACTCGTCTGATTCTCATAGCGTGTCCTCATAACTTTAATAGTCTTATCAAGTTATTAAAAAGGGCAGTCGCCCTGTAAATACTTGACTTTCCAGCCGCTAAAAGGTACACTATAAGTGCTTAGATTATTCGTGTACCTTTATGGTTGCGGCGCTTGCGATATTTCTTTTCGCAAGCGTTTTTTATTCTTCTTTTAAGTACGAAAAATTCATTTTCAGGAATACCATCAGAGCTTCCGCATCATCCGGTGCTTCAATATCTTCTCCGGCTGCAATTGCAAATACAATATCTCCTAAGATTGGCCATCCGTGCCTGTCTGCATCGTAGAAATAGCTTCCCAGACGATTTACTTCTTTCTGCTTCATTATTCCGTCCTCATCGACTAGCAGGATCATAGGCATCTTAAATGTCTCATATAAGGTTTTCGTGCTTACGATTTCAAAATGTCCGCCTACTGCTTTCTGCAGATCACGGAAATCATCAAAGTTTACATCAATTACTGAAATAATGTTATCCGGTGTTACTTTTACTGTTTTCACTTCTTGTCCTCCTTTATCCTTGCACTTTTATTGTCTTTACACCTTTATCATCCAGGCAATCTGCAAAATTCTTTAGATATGCAATCGCCATTCGTTTGTGGTAATCCGCAGTCTTGTCTACTCTTTCCAGAGATTCAAGTGTTTCGATCATCTTGTCAATTTCTCCCACTCGGATGCTCTTACGCTGCTTCTCTTCCGGCATGCTCCCTCGCCTCCCTTATTTTCCTTTTCCGGTACTGCCATTCCCGTATCCGGAAATATTCCAGTGCAAATGCTCCAGTAGTAAGTGTTGTGATTCCAAGTGCTGCATATAAGTAAAACAGCTCCTGACTTTTCACTGAGCACGCACCAGCCATCATCAAGATTCCGGTAATGCTTGCCGTTACGCTAAGTGTCTTTGCGATCTTATAAAACATTTTTTCATCCCTCCTTTGCTTGTCCAACTGGTACCGCTTACGCGGTTTTTTCCTGCTGGTATCCAAAATGCTCTACAAACTTTCTGGTCATTTCCATGACTGCCTTTTGCTTTTCCTCCGGCATCATGGTTGCCATGTCAATTTCTTTTCCATCAATTTCTGCAATAAAAATATGTTGCAAATCCACCACCTCTCTTTTAGATTATGCGATGCTGGTTGTACTTGTTGATTTACCCCACTGTTCTCTGCTATAATTTTCCTATCAAATGATGAAAGGAATGATTTTAATGAAAGCCTCAGTCCATGCACTCAATTTAAACCACTATGAGTCTGAATCTTGTGTGAAAATTTCTTTAGAACTCCCTGCAAAATGCCCTTGTTGCGGAGCTGCTTATTCTCGTCAACCCGAACACGTTAACTATTTTCAAGAATCCCCAGGGATTATGACAGCATACGCAACTTATTTTTGTCCTGCTTGTGAAACTTGTTTTTTCGAGGTTTACCTAATTCAAGATGATTCTCCTGATTTGCTTGGATTTCCAATCACTCAGTATCCAGCTCCTTCTGAAGCCACATCATTTTCACAAGAACTTTCTACACTGACACCCAAATTTGTAGAAATCTATCATCAAGCTGAAAAGGCTGAAGCTTTAGGTTTAACGGAGCTTTGCGGAATCGGTTATCGAAAAGCTCTGGAATTTCTTGTAAAGGACTATGCCATATCCAATCATCCAGAGTCCAAAGAACAAATAGAATCCTTTTTGCTCGGCAAATGTATAGCTGATTTTATTGATAACGAAAAAATCAAAACGCTTGCCAAAGCTTCTGCCTGGCTCGGTAACGATGAAACCCATTACATACGTAAACATCAAAATTACAATGTTCAAGATCTAAAACGCTTTATTAAAGCAACTGTTGCTTATATTGATTCCGAACTTAGCTTTACTGAGGCTTTTGCTTTTTTGAATAATTCTCAATGATATTTTTTAATCGATTCGACTCCCATTCAATTTGATCAAGTAACAGCTGTTGATCATTGTCTCTCTCAGCTAAGAAATTTCCATCCATATCCCAGTACTGTGTTATTTCACGTACTGGGTCTTTTTCTATTCCAAGACCTTTCTTTGCTTTTACTTCAATCACATTGATTACTCTTACCTCTGTTGGACCACTTAGACGTTCCATCCCATCACCTCACTCTCTGATTTTCCGCACAAAGCGCATATCCTTTTACAATTCCAATGACTTCACCTTGCAATTTCTGTTCCCTGTTTCTCCAGATCTGCTCTGGCTTTCAGGATGTCCATATTACTTTTGGCAATCACAAACCCTTGTGGATCATGCAGCACAAGATATTTCGCTGCTTCTGTCATTTCAGTTATTTCTTTTTTCTCCTGTTCGTTCATTCTTTTCATCACCCCTTTCTTTCCTGTTGCCCTTTCCATCAGATTCTCCTATACTTTTCTTACAAGCTCCTTCCAGAGCCGAGTATATAAAAGAAAGGAGTTTTTGTTTTGAAACCAATTACAGATTCAAATTTTCTAAGTAAGGATTCGTTGAAAATGCTGAAGCATTTTTCCAAAGTTACTTCAATTACTTCACCCGAATCCAATGAACTTTCAGAAGCTTGTGTATCTCAGTTAATCGCCGCCGGTTTTATCGATCGTTCTTCACAAACATTGAATATTGATACAATGTTTTCCGAATATACCTACACCATTACCGAAAGCGGAAAAGGGTATATTAATCATCTAAAGAGTGAGTCTCGCAAACTGTGGATACCTTACGCCATTACAACCCTCATTTCGGTTTTATCTCTTATGAAATCTTATGGACACGGAATCGATGATATTATCCTTTGGTGTATGCAGCGATTAACGCAATAATTGAAATAATCACAGGGAGCCACGGGTGTCGTTCTGGAAATGGCACCCACTTTTCTTTTTTTCTCATCTTTCCTCACCTCACCTTCATTGTTCCGTTTGCGTATATAATATCACGCATCCAGAACTTAGTCAACTTCTTTTTGTTCTGTTTGCGAACTTTTCTATTTACTTACAATCTTCTGTGTGTTATAATGCGTCATAGAAAGGGGTGAACAGAAAATGAACGAACGATTAAAACAGCTTCGCCTTTCATTAAATTTGAATCAAGAAGAATTTGGGAAATGGCTTGGAATTTCTAAATCCGGTGTTTCCGATATAGAATCTGGGCGACGAAAAGTTACAGATCAACACATCATAATGCTGTCCAGTCACAACATCAGCGAAAAATGGCTTCGTACCGGCGAGGGTGAAATGTTTGTACCTAGATCGGTTAAAGACGAGATTGGTTATTTCGTGGAAGATCTTCTCGACTACGATGGAGAAGGGAATCCATTTTATGATATGATCATAGAAATGATGAAAGATTATCATGATCTTGACGAGAAATCAAAGAAAGTAATTCGTGATTATTTCAAAAAGGTTTCTGATGGCATGAAAAAAGAGAAGGACTAAAGCCTTCCCTGTTTTTCCAGATATCTGTATAAGATGGCATAGAGTTGCCGGATGATCTTATAATCAGATTCATTTAATTTTGATAATAGGATTTTGAGATCTTTCATATGTAACTCCTCCAGAATTCTCGAACGTATGTTTGTAATTATATTACATCTTGAATTAAATATTTTCAAGAGTTTTACGAACATTTGTTCTTGTTTATATTGTTTCTTACTATATTAACAATCCAAAACTGGAGAAGTAACGCGATTTTTAAATTTGTCCGAGAACTCGGACACTTATTTGTACGGAGAGTCATATAGATCAGATATTTTGACTTTCAGTCCTGCTGCCAACTGCTCCAATGTGTCCAACCGCGGTGATTTTCCATTCATAATATCATTTATGGTGGATTTTGGGACTTTGGTCATCTGTTCTACTTGACGTACCGTTAGATTTCTTTTGTGCATGATTTTAGATAATAGGATTTCCATGCAGTTATTATCTGCTGAATTTTAAAAAACTATGTACGATGAATATAACCGCATATGCGATTATATAAAATACTTTACAAGGGGGTAATTTTTATGAGAAAAGAAAGTAAAGTACTAAGGAGGCGCGGCTTATGGGATTAAGATTTAGAAAGAGTATTAAAGTAGCTCCCGGAGTAAAAGTCAACCTCAACAAAAAGAGTACCAGCGTTACTTTCGGTGGCAAAGGAGTTCACAAAACAATAAGTTCAACCGGTAAGAAGACCTCTTCCGTTGGAATTCCGGGAACTGGAATGTATTACACATCTTCGTCTGGTGGCAGATCTAATAAACATTCCAGTGCAAAGCAACTGCATGAATCCAATAATAATATCGGTGAAAATATTCCGCAGCAAGCTTCTGCGCCAAACGCTTCATTAGAGAAGTTTTCAACAGATTCATTACAGCACTATAAGACAATATTTTTAGTTCTTTCTATTATTGCTTATCTTCTTACTGTAATGTGTTTCTTTAATAGTAGCTTTTTATTTGGATTTTTCCTTTTATTAGTTGGTCTCTTTTTTACCAGAACATACAAAACATATTCCGGTGAAATTTCAAACCGTTTGAATCTTTTTAGCTCTAACGACGGATCCGGGAATGTTTCCTCTGGTAATTCTTCTGGAGCAAAATATAAATCGCCCAAAAAGAAAGGCTGCGGTTGTTTAACTGGAATTATTATATTTATCCTTATCATCGGGCTTGCCGGATCATGCTCTGATTCTGATAAAGAAGACACTTCCAAGAATAATACTGCGTCCAAAAAAGTTACTGCAGTTGAATCAATTACTCTTTCTGCTGATACATCCACTGTTTATGATATCAATACAGAAATCCCTATTGATATGGCAGTTAATCCAGCAGACGGAAACATCGATAAATTAAGCTGCGAAAGTTCTGGTGGTGTATTTACAAACCAAGATGGAAAACTTACTTTCTCTGCCGATTCAGCCGGCACTTATGATCTTTCTGTTTCCTGCGGTAATGTTAAAAGCAATTCTTTGACCATCAGCATTGAAGACAAAGCCGCTATTGCTGCAGCCGAAGCTCAAAAGCAGGCTGAAGAAGCTGCCGCGCAGCAATCAGAACAAGAACAAATTGTAAATGACCAACCAGTAGCACAGCAACCGCAAACTTCTTCTTATGTCGTTAATACAAGTACCGGTAAATTTCATATTCCTTCTTGCAGAGATGTCAACAAAATCAAGCAAGAGAATTACTGGGCTTACGAAGGAACACGAGATGATCTGATAGCTCAAGGATATTCACCTTGCGGACATTGTAATCCGTAAAAATTAAAACCGCTCCTGCGCCAACAGGAACGGTCGAGCGATGAAACATACGCCAATATGTTTCTCTATTAAGTACTCCGAAGAGATACCCAATTTCCAAATAATATTGTATCATCTTCGGAGCAGCCACGCAAGAGAACAAAAGTTCTCGGGCTGTTATTTTTGTACCCTTTTTTACATAAAATACAAAGGAGCTGATACAATGAGCCTAAAATATGCATACGGATATATCCGTGTATCCACGCACGATCAGGAAGAAATCTCTCCGGATTCCCAGGAGCATCTCCTCCGGGATTATGCAGCCAAAAATAATATTGTAATCCTGAAGATCTTCACGGATCTCGGTATCTCCGGAAGAAAAGCCGATAAACGTCCCGGATTTCAAGAAATGATTGGTCTGGCCAAAGGTCCCAATCATCCGGTTGACTGCATCCTGGTATGGAAATTCAGTCGGTTTGCCCGGAATCAGGAAGAGTCCATTGTGTATAAATCCCTCTTAAAGAAGCAACATAATGTAGATGTGATCAGTATCTCCGAGCCACTGGCAGACGGTCCGTTCGGCTCTCTGATCGAACGTATCATAGAGTGGATGGATGAATACTACTCCATTCGCTTATCCGGCGAGGTATTCCGTGGCATGAAAGAAAACGCTACCCGCGGTGCATACCAGGCAAGACCGCCACTTGGCTATAAAGTTATAGAACGTGGCAAGCCTCCGGTTATCGTTCCGGAAGAAGCTGCGATTGTCCGTATGATCTTTGATAAATATGTAAATGGGAAAATGAGTTTCTTTGATATTGCCCGACATCTGAACTCTCTCGGACTGAAAACGTCCCACGGGAAAGCTTTTGAACGGCGCAGTATCGAATATATTATTCAAAATCCATCCTACTGCGGTATGATCCGATGGAACCGGATGGAAAACGCCACCAACCGGATCAAAGACCAGGACGAGTGGATCATTGCTGATGGAATGCAGGAGGCGATTATAAGTAAAGAACTCTTCGATGCCGCCCAGGAACGCCTGAAAAAGATCTATAAACCGGTTGGAAAACGCCCCTCTTCTACATATAAGCACTGGTTGTCCGGACTTCTGAAATGCCCGGTATGCGGGCGCACACTGACCGCTACGACCATGAAGCGTGTCAATGGGGAAAAGTATGCGTACTTCTCCTGCTACGGATATAGCAAAGGAAAATGTGATAAACCACACGGTGTAAGCTCTCTGGTGATCGAAAAGGAAGTCCTGAAAGCATTAGAAGAAGCCCTTGGTTCTAATTCGATTGTTTATGAAATGCGTGAAATTCGCCCACAGGAGCTTTCTAATGAGCGTACCCTTATAAGTGAACGTCTTGCCAGTTTAAAGGGCAAAGAGGACAGGATACGCGCATCATACAGAGAGGGAATTGATACACTGGAAGAATATAAAGAAAATAAAGCTCTGATTGCCAAAGAAAGAGGCTCTCTGGAACGGCAGCTTGCAGAGCTGGAAGAAAATACGCCGGATAAGATTCCGGATGATCCTACTCCTAAAATGCTGGATCGGGTAAGCTCCGTCCACGATATTCTGGTTTCTGATTCTTACTCTCTTGTCCAGAAAAATGAAGCTCTGAAACAGATTATAGATAAGATTGTTTACGATCGGGAATCCGATACTCTGAAAATTCATTTCTTTTTATACCACTCATAATGCCGGAAACCCACGTATTTACGGGCTTTCCGGCTACTTTATAGGTTGTGACAATTTGGTCATCCAGTTCGGACACTGAACCTGTCTTCCGTCACAGTATTGTGTCAGAATCGGCTGCCTTACATTCGGTCTGGAAAGATAATCTGCAAACAGTTCGTCCACCACTGTAGAAATGGAGTCAAAAACATTTCGTTCCGGAATCCATTTATGATCAAAAGCCGTAGAAGATGTAATTGTGAAATCATAGCCCTGATTGCGATACCATTCGGTGTAAACCCGGTTCAGCGTAAAAGACATGATTGCCAGTACATTTGCCCGGATCGTATTTTCCGGCCAGGTTGCATAGATTTCACTGGAAGCAACATTTTTGATATAATCTTTATATTTTACATAATAATTCTGTGCGGTAGAATCGCGTGGTGAGCCATTGTGAACAACAATGTATTCCGGCACGACAACTCTGCTTAGCACAATCTCACCGGTTTCGTTTACCGGCTTGATCTCGTTTTCCGGGATTTTCGGCGGATACACACCGTACAGAGTATGTGCAGGAATCACAAAGATTTCCGGGGTCTGGTCTTCCGCGACAAGTGGACGCAGACGAATCTTCTGAATTGCCGTCACACCGGCCAGTATTTCCGTTCCTGCGATGTTGACCGGCTCGAATCCCGGAGCGTTTACTTCCAGGGTATATTCCGCATATGGCTGTTCTTCATTTGTTGCATCCAGGCTATACTCCACAGGCGGTGCGTCAAGCTCAATGGTTTCACTTTGTCCGGAGCTATCAGTTGTCAGTTCTTCCAGTGTGTTTTCAGGAATACCTGTATAGGAAATACGGATTGACGCATCTGGAACAGGAAAAGAATCAACAGACGAAGTAATCTGTATCTGCAAATTTCCCCGATCAGAAGTCTGCATGGCTTTCAAAAATCTCAT